TGCCAAGCATGGTGACGATAGTTTACTGCCTAAAGAAACTAAAAACTTTTGGCGTAAGGTCAACAACTTTAGAAACCTTAGCTTCATTGGTTACTGCCCGCGCAAACCAGAGCCCCAACAACAACAAAACGGTGTTGATCTTGGTGGTCAACCAGAGCCTTTAGATGAACCCTTAAAGCGTTCTAATCTTGGTGAGAAATATGATCTTGCAAGGTATGCCATGTCAGATGCAGAGGGGGGTGTAGACAAGCCCCTAATGACCCTTGGGGGTGCTGGTGTTGGTGTCCTTGCTGGAACGGCTGAGACTGGTGGTCGCATGATCGACAAGATTAACCAAACGCTAAATGCAAGCAGAGAGGCTTCTCAGGCAAGTCAGGCACTATCTCAAGGAGTTGACCCAAATTCTCCGGGTCAAAAATACAAAAGAAATACTGGCTATGGCCGTGGTAAAGGTTACACCGTAGAAGATGTGGTCACAAACCGTGAGCGTGCAAAAGGTCATGGGCCAGTAACTACAAAATTGTCTGCTCGCTATGGCGTACCAGAGGCTGGTGAGTCAGTCTTAGATATGTTGCTTCGCAAGAAAAAAGAAGGCGAAATAATTGCTGAAGAAGCCCTCAAAGAAGCAAGAAGAGCCAATGTAATTAGCAAGACTGGTGCATTGGCTCGCATCCCCATCATTGGCCCAGCCATTGCTGGCGGCTCGATGGGCTATGACATTGCCGACCTCATTGAACGCTACGAAAAAGGCGACACAAGTGGTGCAGTCATCCAAGGTATTGGTGCTTTAGGCTCAGGCTTGGCAATGGTTCCACACCCTCTGACACGCGCCGCTGGCACAGTCATGGGTGCAGGAGCCATCCCTGCGGTAATGCTCAATGATTACCTCAAGAGCCGAGGTTCAAAGGAGTAGAATGCCATTGAGGAGCAGTTGCCACTCTCCTTCTTTGCCCCCTTTATTGGGGGCTTTTTTTTAAATAATCCATGTGCATATAAAAAGATACAGTGCTGATGCTTCCAGCACGCTTTCTTAAAACTGCTCGTGTATATGAACTATCTGTAATGTTAGATTTGTAGATCAACCTATTATGTTCTTTGTCACAAATTTTTTTGTGGTGTTCTAATAATTTAAGTTCTACAAAACCAACAAATTGTTCAAAAGCACGCTCATAGCCCCAGAGGTCTGGGTCAAGACCCGCCTCTATTGCTATTGTTCTAATTTCATCTTGTGTCATGCTGATCCTCCAGTATGAGAGAGCAACATCTGGGTCTGAATAAAACTCTCACGAGCCTCCTCAAACCCATCGTCATAGCCTTTTTCGTAGGCTTCTCTTATAGCCGCTTCTATGTCGGTCTCTGGTTGCTCAACGCAGACGCTACTTCGCGGTTCATTTCGGTCACGATTTTCACGCATCGCTGATGCTCCTTTGCGGCAATCATTGGCTCAACGTAAGCCGCAATCTTATGGGCAAATTGGACAATGTCCACTTCGTCAGCAATCAAAGCATTGGGTTCATATTGATCGCAGTAGAAAAAGATTTGTTTGACGGTTTCTTCACTTAGCATTTTTGGTCTTCCATAGTTCCCAGTTTATAACAGTTGATCGCGCAATAGATCGTTGAGCGTGACTCTTGTACGGATTGAGTTCACTGCTTAAAAATTCTTCAACGACCATTTGCTTTTTTAAAAACATCTCGTGGCGCTCGGCTTGATTGGAGTCATCAAATAGGCGCCCATCGCTTGTTTGGAATGCGTTTACTTGTTGCATCATTGGTGTTTGTTTTTAAGTTGCCAAAAAGACAGGAGGTGCATGAACATCTCCCACCCACGATCTAAGTCTTCGGCTGACCACTCTCTGATCACGACCAAGTTTGGCACGTTGCGCGACACAAAGACGTTGGCACATCGTGCATGAGGGATGCCTAGACCAACTCGATATGCCGAGAGTTGCATAAGGTGTTCATCATAGGCATCGACCTTTGTAGGGTCGGTGAACTCTTTGGTCTTAATGTCAATGACGACGTTAAGGGTGCCAGCGCAAAATAGATCGCACTTACCTCCAAAACCCGCCTCGTGTGCAAAGGCACGCTCGGAAATCCAAGGGGCTTCTCCGAAGTGTTCGGTGATAACTTTGACACAGGATGTAACACTCTCTTGGTGTCTGCCTGTAGGTTTATCTTCATAATGTCCTTGAATCGATGCATGAATTTCAGTTCCCGCATCCGCCGCCGAACGACCCTGTTCTTTTGAGTCATTTATTATTCGATCAATGTACTCTTTTTCAGGTTCGTCGGGGCGTCGAGGAAGCGTTAGCGCCGCAAACAGAACTTGCTGTTGCATCCAAGCCAGCAAAGCTGGTTTAGCGGCAACATTCAGCACCGTCGTGACCGAGGGTACCAAGTTCATCTTGCGTGCGTCTCGAAGCGTTGTATTGCGTTGACCGCCCTTAGCCGCTTCGACTGTGTATTGTGGCACACCGTCGCGGGTGTACCAATGATTGCTCTCGCTTGCACGAGGCTCTTTTACTGTGATGCTCATTTGACTCTCAATATTTCAATGTGGTTGGCTGGGCGATTAAGCGTCGTGATAACTGATGACTTACCCCACTTCTGATGACACACAGAAATGATTGAACTGCGAAGGTCTTCTGGATCATAAATGTCGCACGGAACACAAATCTCTTGACTTGCTTCCATGCTGGAAACGTATTGCTTGGCGTACTTGGAGCGTTGCCCATGAGGGTATTTTTTTTCACGCTGTTTTGTTTTGCTGTTCTTAACTTCTAACCCACCGTGAACCAAGCCTGTAGAGTCAAGAATGGCGAAGGGGAACTTCAGTGCCACTAGCAACTCAATTGCTCGTTGAAGGGTTAGTTTCTGTACTTTTGTTAACTCTGGAATGATGGTCATGCCACTCTCCTAATTGACCTGTTTAAGATGATCTTGTTCCATGCCGTAACCTACGCCGTGGCCCAAGTTGGTTTTGTTCTTCTCGTTGAACAGTTTTGTTTTTGTAGTCCATCCGATTACGTCGCCCCCAAAGTCGTCGACGATGACTAGCAGGTAGATGTCACAAGCAAGGTCAACCTTCTTGAGCGTTGCCAATAAGCGACCGCTTTTGTGACGTGTGGTTTTGACATCTACGGTTTTGCCTTCCTTCGTTAGAAGGTCGGCGCCACCTTTGCGAATGCCAACAGTTAGGTCGGGGCAGACGTTCATTGCCTTAGCGGCGCAGAACTCGCCCACGACCCCATCAATATCAATGCCCCATGTGTCTTGGTTGCCCATCTGTTGGTCGATGACTTTGTGCATTGCCGCTGAACGACGCATAACACCAAGGGTTCGACAGATAAACAATTCAGCCTCCGTGAGATTGATTCGTATAGCCATCAGAACGGAATGTCTGAGTCCATGTCTTCAAAACCGTTTCCCTTTGAGGTCGGTTTTGATTCGGTTTTTCGATCTTGCCACTCAGGTGACGACGTGATCTTGGACTTGAGGTTGTCGCCAAAGGTCTCAAACATCGCCATGTCAGGGTCGCTGATGGTGAACATTCCTGCTTGGTTATGACCGTTAGGAAGCGTTGTCTTCATCTGCTTAGGGACGCTGTTGATGGTGGCAATGTTGGTGTAGTCCTTGCCATCGTTACCAGCAGACTTGCTGATGTTCAGCATGGCCCACGCACCCAATACATTCTTGAGTTCAAAGCCGCGCAACTCGTCAGCAGTGAACTCTTTGCCGCGCCATGTTTGAAGGTCTTTGCGCAGTGTGGCCTTCTCAGCCAACGACAACGTAAAGTTCTTGCTGATGGTCATGGGTTCGCCCTTGGCGGTGATGAGGGGCTTGCCCGTGTCGTCCTCGCCGTGAACCTCGAACTGAAGCATGACTTTGGGTAGGTGTTTGACTTGACCAAGGTATTCGCTTTTTTGTGTACCCATGTCGACGATGCGATAGCACCGCCCTAGATACATCCCCGGCGGGATGGGGGTAAACGTCGATCCGCCGCCTGCTTTCGCTACTAAACTCATAATTCGCTCCTGATTGATACAGTTTCTAAAGTCACAATTGGCCTCTTGGGCATCCCACACTCAAAGCGGATGATCACCCAATCCTCCTCCGTTGCAACGCCGTTCTCCGCCCTTATAAGAGCATCCTCCAGCATTTGTTGCCTCTCCAATAACGCCTCGTTGTATTCGTCGTTATCCATAATTCGCTTTCAAGTTAAAGTAGAGCGAATATACCAAATTTAATTTAAAAGTACAACCCCCTTGCACAATAAATTTAATGGTGTATGATCCAGTTAAACCAACCACAGGAGGATTGATGACACTAGACCAGTATTTTTGTAACAAACCACGAGGAGCCAAACTCGCGCTTGCCAAGCAATTGGGCATAAGCAAGACGTGGATGAGCCTTGTGATCAGCGGCAGGAAAGTACCCAGCCCTGAGTTGTCTCATGCGATAGAGCGGCTGACAGGCGGCAAAGTCAAACGAGCAACACTACGACCAGATTTATTTGGAGACATCAAATGATCTGGTACAAATTCCATCTTGGTGACTACATTACGCACACCACACACCTGTCGGACGCTGAAGACTTGGCGTACCGCAGGCTGATGGATATGTACTACATGAGCGAAAAAGAATTGCCGCTCGATACCAACCTGATCGCACGCAAAATCCGCCTTGATTTGGACATAACCGAATCGGTTTTGGGGGAGTTTTTTGAAATGACCGAAACAGGGTATTTTAACTATCGTTGTCATGTCGAAATCACCAAATACCAAGCCCAAGTCGAGAATAATCGATCCCTTGGGAAGCGAGGCGGCAGGCCGAAGAAAACCGAATCGATAACCGAATCGAAACCGAAAGTTAACCCTAAGAAGATAAAGAATAAGAATATAAATACCATATCGTCGGTTACACCGACAGCATCACGTTTTGAAGAGTTTTGGGCAACATGGCCTACGTCAAAACGAAAGGTCGCTAAAACGGTCTGTAAGGCGAAATGGGATCGGATGGCACTAGACCCTTTGGCTGACAAAATAAACGCCGTGGTGACCCGTTTAAAGGCTTCTGAGCAGTGGGTTTCGGGGTTTGATCCAGCGCCGCTTACGTTTATCAACCAAAGACGTTGGGAAGACGACACACAAACCGATTCGGTTTCATCTGGTCGGAGGGTGATATGACACCTGTCGAAAGGTTTGTTGCGCGACTAGGCAAAGTCAAGGGACGTAATGGTTCATGGACTGCGCAGTGTCCAGCACATGACGACAAGTCACCATCGTTGACTGTTAGGGAAGGTCGCGACGGTCGCGTGTTAGTTCACTGCTTCGGCGGTTGCCCAGTACATGAGGTGGTCGGCGCCATGGGTATGGACTTGACCGACCTGTTTCCGCCTGACGACAACGCACGCGACTACAACAGCCCAACACCTAGCATGAAGCCTGCGTTCTACGCAAGCGACTTGTTGCGCATTGCATCGTTTGAATGCCTTGTGGTGATGATTGCGGCATATGACATCAGCAAAGGTAAGAAACTTAACGATGCTGACATGGAAAGAATAAAAGTGGCTCAACAGAGAATAGAGGAGGTAGTGAGATATGCAGGTGTCTGAATTACAAAA